ACCCACCAACCCGCTGCGCTTGGCATGGCCCAGCCAGCGCCGGATCGAAAGATTGCGCAAGGCATAGCCCTGCGGCGGGGCGGGCTGGCGGCCCATCGCGGCGAGGCTGGCCGCCACCAGCCCGATGCAATCGAGCCCGCTCGCCGGATCGCGGCCATGCAGGCGAAAGCGCGTGCCGATGAAGCTTTCCGCCGCACAGGCGAAAGCCTCGGGCTCAGCCACAAACTCAGTTGCGGCCATAGCGGGTCAACAGATCATTGCCGGGCAGAAACGGCTCGCCGCGGAAATTGCGGGCATTGCCGAAGCGGGTGGAACAGGTCGCGATGGTGTGATCGCAGCCTTCGCGCAGTTCGGCGAGCGTGCCCACCGCCGTGCCTGCCGCCAGCGGCCGATCAAGCATCAGCCAATCGCCATCGGCGCTGACAATGCCGAAGCTGATCCCGGTTTGCGGGCCATCGCGAAACCGCAGCAGGCCATCCAGATGATCCGCCGCGGCAATCCCGGCAAAACGCACCCGGTTGAAATCGAGATCAAGCCCGGCCAGCGGCAGCACCTGGGTGAAGCGCGAGGCCGCAAGCCCGCAGCCCGGCCCGCAGAACGCCGCGCGGCAAGTCGGGCTGGTGCGCGGCACCAGATCGCGTTCCAGCACATGCTTGGCCGAACGCAGCACCGCGGAAAAGCCGCGCCGGTCATCCGCGATCATGCCGAGTTCGCCGGTGTAAAGCGTGTGATGTTCAAGGCTGCGCCAATCGACCGCGCCGATCGCGATGGCGGCTTCATCGAACAGCCCGGCGGCAAGATCCGCCTCGCGGATGGTATCGTGGCTCAAGGCGCCTTCCACCTCGGCGCTGTCATTGGCGAGATCGGCGGTCAGCCGGATCGCGGCAGGCACCATGCCGGGCGCGGCGCGGTGGCGGATGCCGCCGAAGGTGAGATCGCGATCATGGCTGGTAAACCCCAGCGCCACCCCGTCGCGGCGATAGACCCGCCAGAAGGTCGCGACCGTATCCAGCTCGCGGTCAAAAAACACCCGCATCAGCCCACCTCGCGCAGTTCGATCAGCGGGATGCTGGGCGCTTCGCCCGCGGCGAAATTGACCCCGGAAATGTCGATCCGGTCTTCGGCAAAGCGCACCGGCACATCGAACAGGAACCCGGCGCGCACCTCGGCCCCGGCGGGCGGCGCGCTGGCGAACCGCAGCACGCCCTGGGGCAGCAGGCTCCACGCGGTAACGGGCGCACCGCCGACGCTCACCAGCAGCGTATCGGGGCGCGCGCGGGTGATCGGGCGCACCTGCGGATCATCGCCTTCGCCATAGGTCTTGATCAGCGGGAAATCGGCGCGCGCGCCGTCGCCTGTGCCCAGCAGCTGATCGAGCATGGTGGGCGTGCCTGTCATGCCGTTAGAGGAATGATCGAAGGGGTCCATGATGCGAAACCCGCGCGCCGCCCCGCGCCGGGCGCGAAAGAAGGCAAGCAGCGCCGACAGCTCGCTTTCCGAACGGATGCCCGGCCCGACATCGAAATGCACCCGCGCATCGGCCCACAGCGAATTGCGCCGTTCATGCCCCGAAGCCGTCACCGCGATCGAGGTCGAAAATTCCGGGCCGACCGCCGTGCTGCGCCCCAGCGCAAAGGGATAGAGGACATCATCGAAAGGGGTCACATTATCCTCCTGTTGCGGCGCCAGCCGGGTGTAGCCATCGCGGTTGACCTGCGGCTGCGCCCAGACATAGCGGCGGGTCACGCCGCGGCTCGCCGCTTCATCGAGCCCGGCATCGATCAGCGGCCACATCGCTTCGGCATCGGCGGGCAGCAGCACGAAGCCTGACAGGTAATCCTGCTCTGCCGCCGGATAGCCGAGCCGTGCATCGGTGAAGGCATAGGCCGCGCGGCGCGCTGCATCCTTGCCCGCGGTGAGCCAGTCGTAATCTTCGAGCTGCAAGCGATCGAACGCAGGCCGCGCCCAGCCGGTGGGCAGATTGGCGCGGTACAATTCGGGCATGGCGGGATCGAGCACGGTCGGGGTAAAGGCCAGCAGCAGCACTTCGCAAGGTCCGCCCGCCGCCTGCCGCACCGCCTGCGTGAGCGCGGCGGTGGATGCCGCCAGCAGCGCGCCTGCATCATCGAGCAGCGCCGTCTGCGCTGCCGACAAATCGCCGCACATATCGGCAATCACCGGCGGATTGCCGCCAAAGGCGGCGCGCGCGGCATCATCGTAAAGGCAGATCGCCCCCGTCTGCGGCACCACCCACCACCACGGCTCGCCAATCTGGAAGCGTACCGGCTGGCCGGCCTCTTTGAGCAGTGCGACAAACACGCCCGCCACCGCATGCAGCCAGGCCATCGCAGGCGCACTGGCGGGCGAAAGCAGCGTCGAGGGCGGCACCCACCCCGTCAGCGCCGGGCTGCCATCGGGGGCGCGCTGTTTCCAGCTTTCAGGCGCATAGGCGTTGAACAATTCATAGGAGAGCGAGGCGATCACCTCGCAGCCTTCGGCCCTTGCGGCGGCGAAATAGCTTTGGTGCCACGCGGTTGCAGGCGCGCACAGGTGCCCGCCGGGCGAGACTTCGAGCGATCCATCCGCCTGCCGTTCGAGCCGCATGAAATGGCTCATCCCGACATAGTGGACAATATCCTCGCGATAGCCAAGGCCGATGATCCCGCGCAGCAGCCGCGCCGGGGTCTGGTTATAGGCATCGTCAAAAGCAGTGGCGATGCGCTCGCCATGCACCGGCAGGCGGACATCGCCGATCTCCAGCATCGCGCGCGCGCCATCGCAATTGATCTCGGACAGGATGGCATGGCCATTGACGCGCGCAGGCAAGGGGGCATCGCTGCCGCCTTCATAACCGGGCGCGACCAGCGAAATGAACATGCGATCAATATCGTGCGGGTAAACCGGCTCGCCCGGCAGGCCGAACCCGCTTTCCAGCTCGGAAAAGCGCAAGGTGATGCGCGCATCGGTGGGCGTGCCGCTGGCATAGTTCCACAGCCGGACATACCAGGCGCGCGGGGCACCGCTGGCATCGCGCCCTTCGATGGTCAGCGTCGGGCCATTGATTGCGTCAAGCGGGATCACACCTGATGATTGCCAGCGAAAGCTGAGCATGGTGTGCGCGTAATCGCGGTTCGTTTCATAGGCGAGCAGCGGGTGATCGAGCGTGTCTGCGCTCTCCCAGATCAGCCCGACCAACTCGCCGCGATGGTGCAATTCCACCTCGACCCGCAGCGCATCGGGCGCAGTTGCGACCACTGATGCCATCGCAGGACGCGGGAAATTGACAGTCCAGAAGCGCGGATCGAACCGCTGGATGAAACTGGATTCCTGCGCGCGGCGCTCGCGTGCCAGCCAGAAAGTCATGGGATGCGCGCTCCTTTATGTATCGGCGAGCGCGCGGCGCACGGCGCTGGCGACCTGACGGGCCGAACGCTGCATCGCGGCAGGCGCAGCGCTGCCGCGCGGCACGGCGAGCTGGATGGCAACGCTGACATCGCGGCCCGCCATGCCCAGCGCGTGATGGGGCGCGATCCGGCCCGCACTGGTCGGCACGAACACTTCCGGCCCACGCTCACCCACCATGAAAGCGCGGCCCGGCGACACTGGCCCGCCGGTCGCGCGGCCCGGCAGGCCCAACAGGGCGCCGAATGTCTGGCCGAGCAGCCCGCCCAATCCGCCACCTGCACCGCCGCCTCCGCCGCCAAACAGGCTGTTGAGGCCCGATTGCAACGCATGGGCGGCAATCTGATCAAGCGCGCTGAAAGCGATCCGCTTGAGATCATCAAACCCCAGACTGCCCCGCCGAAGCGCCGACAGCAGCCCGCGTTCCAGCACATTGCCCGCCCGGCCAAAGCCATCGAGCAGCCCGCCATCGACCGAGCGGCGCATCGCCTCGACATCGGCGGCAAAGCCAGCCGTGTTGGCGCGCACATCGATCACCAGTTCTTCAAACCTGTCCTGCATTTTTGTCGCGCTCCATCATGCGGGCGATTGTTTCGCGGGTGGGCGGTGCGGTGCTTGCGGCCCCGTCGGGGTCAGCCAGCGCCAGCGTCAGTTCGGCAGGGGTCGCCCGCCAGAAATCATCGGGCCGCCAGCCCAGCAGCCGCGCGGCAAGCGGGAACCACCGCCGGGATGCGGCGGCAAAAGTCTCGCTCACCGGCCGCCTTCGAGGATCTGCGCCAGCACGGCGCGCACCGGCTGGACGGCTTGCACCAGCCCCATCTCGAGAACCGCTGCGCCCACCGCGGCACGCTCTGGGCGGGTCTCGGCTGGCAGGCAGTGCCACAGCAGCGCGGCGATTTCGGCGATGGTGAGCGCGCCTTGCGCGGCGCGTTCGACCAGCGCGAACAGCGAACCCAACTCGCTTTCGGCAGCGACGAGGTGCTCGAAACTGGGGCGCAGGACATGGGCCTTGCCCGCCACCATCAGACTGGCCTCGCCGCGCAGCGGATTGGCGGCAGCGCTCACGCCGGGATCACCGGGCCAGAGCTTTCCAGCTGCAGCGTGTAGCTGCGCTCGCCATTGAAATCGCCGGAATAATCCAGCCGCTGGACGAGAAACCGCCCGCGCAGCCGCTCGCCATCTTCAAAGGAAAGCTCGTAATCATCCAGCGTGCCGGCCAGCGCATGGGCGCGCACTGCGCTTTCAGCAGCGCTCCCGAGGAAAATCCCCGCCGCGCTCACCGAAACCGAACGCGTGCCCGCGCCCGACAGGAGATCGCGCCAGCCGCCCGATTCCTTGTGCGTCACCACC